TTATAAATAAGGCATTAAAAGGGGACTTATCTGCAAAAAAATATCTTGATGAGAAGCTCGTCGCTGACCGCAGAGCGGAAAGCATGGTGAGAAAGAAAAAACGTCTATAACTGCGGGGCTGTTATGGTGCGAACAAAAGATGACGTCTCTGCTGGGCAGAGGACGTCAAAAAAAAGAACTGAAACAAGCGGCAGAATGAAGCCTCTCCTATCCATTCGCAAAGGAGGGCGTCCGCTGAATAGTGAGATGGTGTACAAACCAGAGTTTGTTGCACTTGCGCAGGAATATGCAAGTAAAGGGTACTGTGATGAGGAGGTTGCGCACAAGTTCGGGGTAAACAGAAAGACACTCTGGTCATGGCGTCAGAAGCATAAAGATTTAGACGAGGCATTGCAGGTAGGGAAATATCTCGATGTGATGGGAATCCTACGCACGTCAACGAGACAACGTGCAATAGGGTACAACAAGACGGTAGTAGAAGAGCGTATCGATAGTAAGATGGGCGTTGTACAATTAAAGCGCGAAATCCATGTCCCTGCAGACCCAGCGTCATTATCTATCTATTGTCGCAACCGGATAGGGAAACGATGGATAGAGAGGGTAATTGACGATGGTGTACTTGATGAGCCTGTAACACCGGTAGTGGTGCAGTGTGTAGCAGAAGACTGTAGTGTTGCTACTGAAAAGATAGAGGAGACACATTATGAATAGGGATTGGAATCGGAACACAATTTAGAGTATAAATAAGCGACGCAAAGAGGTCTTACATGGGATTAAAAATACAAGTTTGTGCGAATATCCCGCAGATGAGGTTTCTTAACCTCACGAATAGATACTGTGCGTTTGTTGGCGGGTTTGGTAGTGGGAAAACGCACGTACTTGCGTTGGGGATAGTGTTAAGTATGTGGTCTTCGCCAAAAATCTTGACAGCGTATTATGCACCAACATTACGAGTTGTCCGTGATGTTTTTTATGAAAAGATACAAATGGTTTCGGAATTGTTAAATTTGACAGCCGTTATAAAGGTTGGGAATTACGAGGTTGATTTTTATAATGGTCGGCAGTGGCGCGGAAAATGTATTTGCAGGAGTATGGAGAACCCACAGAATATCGTCGGTATAGAGGCTGGGAGAATTGCAATCGATGAGTTGGATATTCTCAATGTCGATAAAGCAACCGTAGCATGGAATAAAATAGTCGCACGTGCTCGTGCGAAGGGTACAACAAATAGAGTTGATGTGGGGACTACGCCGGAGGGGTATAGATTTACGTACCGTCGGTTTGTCCTCAACCCGGAGAATGGTGAGTATGGAATAGTCCATGCTTCAACATACGACAACGAAAGAAACCTGCCGGAAAGGTACATCGATAGTTTAATTAACACATACCCGGAGTATTTGATACGTGCATACATCAATGGGGAGTTTACGAACCTTACGTCTGGGACAGTGTATCGTTCATATAATCGTGATGTGCATAATAGCGAAGAGGAAATACGTAATGGTGATTCGTTATATATAGGGCAAGACTTCAATGTTGGGAATATGTGTGGCGTAGTATTGGTGCAGAGACATGACGGGTATCATGCTGTAGACCAAATAGTAAATGTCCTCGATACACCGCAATTATGTGATGTGTTAAGGAGGAAGTACCACGGGTTTCGCGTGTTGATATTCCCGGACGCAAGCGCTGGTGCGAGGAAAACAAACAACGCATCAAAAACGGACATCAACTTACTTAGAGAAGCTGGGTTTCAAGTGTTGAGTAGTGCAGCAAATCCGTCGGTTCGGGACAGAGTAGTGTCAGTAAATAAAGCATTTGAGAGCGGGAAACTACACATTAATACTCGGCGGTGCCCTGATGTTGTAGACTGTTTGGAGAAACAAGCATATAATAACAATGGCGAGCCTGATAAGACAACGGGCTTTGACCATATAAACGATGCCTTGGGGTATATGGTTATAAAGAAAATACCTGGTGGGCGTAGAACTCTCGTAGGCGGTATTCGATAGGAGATATTATGCCGATAGTATTGAACAAAGACGGTCGGAGGTCGATAAGCAGCACACATCCCGATTTTGACAAGATGGTCAACGATTGGGATATGGTAGATACCGTAGTGAGCGGACGGGACGTGGAGAGCACTATCTTGCGGCTCAATCCGTCGGACACCAGCGATGATAATGACGTCCGCAATAAGCAGTATCGTCAACGGGCGGTATTCTTCAGAATCGCTGGACGCACGGTCAATCGCATGGTAGGTCTTGTATTTACGAAATGGCCGATACTGCAGACCAGTGAAATGCTGTCGTACATCACGAAGAATATAGACGGGGCGGGAACATCTATATACCAGCAGAGTCAGGCGGTACTGAAATCGGTGATTGCGAAGGGCAGAGCGGGAATTTTGGTGGACTATCCCATTGTGCATGGGGAAACAACCCGCGAAGACATGGCGCAATTCCGCTACTATGCCACGGCGCAACGTTTTGAGCCGCAGCAGATAATTAATTGGAGCACAATGCAGGTTGGCGCGAATGTGCAGTTAAAAAGGGTGGTGTTGTACGATAGCGTTGAATCAGATGAGGGGACAATAGCCATCTTTAGGGAATTGGCGATGGAGAATGTGGGGGGGGAACACGTATACGTTTCGCGAGAATATCGGAGAGGTGGGCAAGACGATGAATGGGGACTCCACTCCGAGACGTGGCCGGTAGACGGGTTCGGAAATCGGTGGAATGAGATTCCGTTTGCATTCATAGGTGCGGAGACTAATCAGACGACGGTTGACGATATTCCGATATTAGATTTATGCAAGGGGAATATATGCCACTATCGTCTCCATGCGGACTATATGGACGCTGCCCACTTCGTAGGACAACCGCAAGGATACATTTCCGGCGTTGAAGACGTGAAGGGATTCATGGAAGAGTATTCTTCAGCTGGACTATATGCAGGGTCTCGGCAGTACACTATCCTGCCGCCCGGGGGTAGTCTCGGATATGCCGCTGTCCCCCCGAATGTGTTAGTTAAGGAGGCTATGGATGCTACGCGGAATGATTTGATGGGGATGGGAGCGTTCTATATCACTCCGGGTAGTGCGGTGAAAACCGCTGCACAGGCCGAAGGGGAACAGGAAGAACAGCACAGTATACTTTCCCTCGCTGCCTCAAATGTCGCGGAGGCGTATTCAAAAGCCTTGCAATGGATGTATCGGTATATGCGGATTGAGATTGCAGGTGAAGAGGAAGTGCCGGTATACGACCTGCGGCGGGACTTCATCCGCGGGGCTGCAGACCCGAATCTTATCACTGCACTATGGAATTTGGTTATGCAGGGTGGTATGCCGCGCTCCGACTTCTGGCAGGCGTTGCGGAAGGCCGAGATTATTGACCCTGAGAAGGATGATGAGGCTATCAAAGAGGAGTTATCAGGGGAAAAGGTGGATAGTGGGATAGGGGCAATAACAGAGCAAATGGACGCGGAGGAATTATCGACAGAGGACACATCGGAAGAGGATGTATAATGTGCACTGCAGCATGGTTGGTGGATAGCATTGACACGGGGAAGTCTGGAATATTTTGGTCGCCGGCCACGGAGTATCGGGCAGTCGCGAAGAAGCCGGTTGTGCAGGGAGAGGGAAAAGAGAGATTTTTGGCGATGGGAGACCGCGAAAAATACAAATTATTCGCGATGGTTGTAAGGATGTACCTTGATAGAGGGAAGCGTGTATTACGGTACACAAAATCATATTATTAGCGCTCAAATTTGCGCAGGGCGCGTATTTTTTAAGCAGGGGTATAGATTATCACCATCCCTACGCCCGAAGTGCAGGAAACGCGCTAATTTTAAGGGGGGGATATGAACCAATTATGCACCTTTTTAGAAAAAGAGGACTACCGTGGAACCTGAAATGAAAGTGCAATATGTCTCCGTGGACGAGATAACGCCTTACGAGAATAATCCCCGCAACAACGAGGGGGGTGTGGGTGCGGTTGCTAACAGCATCCGTAAATTTGGGTGGCGAGTTCCGATACTGGTGGACGAAGAAAATGTGATTATCGCCGGGCACACAAGGCTCAAAGCCGCAAAGAAATTAGGTCTGGAGCGAGTGCCGATTGTTGTAGCGTCAGGACTGACCCCTGCGCAGTGCAAGGCCTACCGGCTCGCAGATAATAAAACATCCGAATTATCCCATTGGAATTTCGACACCTTGAACATCGAATTAGACGACTTGTTAAAATTCCCCGATATAGACATGGGCGAGTTCGGATTCAAGGCGTTTGAGGTGGAGGACGACAACCTCCCCGATGAATTGAAAGGCAAAGAGTTATCGCCTGACGAGTTGCCTAAATTGATGGGAGACAATCATGTCCCCTATGACCGTATTATTATTACGTTCCTTCCCGAAGAGCAAGGGGAATTGGAGGAGCGCTTGGGGATTACTTTCGGGAGGAAGCGACTGTTTGCCGCGAAAGAACTCTTGGATAAGAACGGGGAGCAAGATGAGCGATAAGTATTACAGTAGCCCCCGGTGGAGTAATGAGGTTGCGGACTATTCTATGCCCATGACCTTCGACACCTATTCACAGTGTTCGTACAAATGCCTTTATTGCTTCTCGACCTATCAGAGAGGAATAGG